AGTATGTGTTATGTGTGCGGGGATCCGCTATCCCTTGGAAGAGCCGGAGAAGGTCTCCGGACGCTTGGCCCGTTCGATGTCGAACTGGGGCTTCACTCCCTTCCCACCACTAGCGGTACGTGGCTGCGTGGGCAGTCGCTTCAGGATGGACTGCTTGCCACTATTGGCTTTTTCCAGGAGAGAAGCATCGATCAGGCCACTGTCGGCCATGTGAAGAAGGAGCATCGCGCGTACCATGTTGCCGTTGCCGGACATTTTGCGTTGGTACGGTGTGATGCCTTACTCGTCCGGAGTGAAGTAATGCTTGGCTAGACGTACAAGGTCATCGGTGGTCCCGGCTTTGCTCAGGTCCAATCCATGCAACTTGCCGCCCTTGGCCACTTCGCGGACGTTCTTCTCGATACTGCTCTGTAATCGTTGGACCTCCTTGGGGTCCTTCGGATCGATCGCGCCCTTTCTGGCGTAGGCCGCGTTCTCCTGCTCTACCTGTCCCTTTTGTTTCTCCAAGGCCTCGCGCGCTTGCAGCGCTTCGATCACGAGGGCACCCGCCGCTTCTTTCTTGGACAGCACATCCTTGATCTTCTCGTCATCAAGACCGCGCGGGCGCTGTGCGCTCTTCCCGTACTGGTTCTTGTAGAGTTCGAACATCAAGGCCTTGTCGTCCTCGATCGCCAGGAGGCGGTCGGTCTGGGCGCGCTGGTTGAGGTAGTCCTCAACCTTGCCTCCCTTCTCGACGTAGTCCTGGATGCGTGCCACTTCAGGATGCAGATTGGGCGAGTAGATCTCTTCGATCGCCTCAAGCACCTCCTCTGGTGTTCCTTTCACTGGCAGGGTCACCTCAGCCCCGTACTTCTCACGGAGCAGCCCTTGGAGAGAAGCTGCCCATGGAAGACCAGATGCTTGTTTGCCGCCCTTGGTAGAGGCATCGGAATCACCTTTTCCTTCGGTGTCCTCTTCCTCTTCCTCCTGCGACTCATCGCTGGACTCCTCCTCGGAGTCATTCTGGTCGGAGCCTTTTATCGGCTCATTATCGTCATTCGTCTCCTGCTCGGCAGGAGCGGCTTTTTGCTTGGACTTGCCCTCGACGCTCCTCACGGGAGCGGCACCATCGGGAGAGAGCATGGCTTGGAGATCAAGCTCCAGTCCACCCACCTTCACTTTGCCGCCGGAGATACCTCCCTTGGGGGTACCACCATCTTCATCCTCCAGTGGTGTATCGAGGATGTTGTCGTTGTCGAGGGGTTCGAATTCCATGATCGTTGGTTCTGTTGGTGGGGGAATGGGCCTTAGGCCTTCTTCCAGTAGTTGTCGTCGGCCTCATAGAAGCCGCGCACGATGTTCTGACGGGCCCAGACCTTGTCGCGCTTAAGGATTTCCTGGGCGACCTGGTGGGTCAGGTTGGCGTTGGTGTACTTTACCTCCGGATCGGTGGCGAAGGCATACTCCTGGTCGTCGGCGCGGAAGCGGTATCCCGGAGATACTTTGATCTCGCCCTTGGAACTGTCCACGATGCGATCACCTCCTTGCGGGTCGTTGATTGGAGCATAGGTGCCCTGCGGATTGCGATGCAACACACCAACGGTTTCCTGCATGTCCCGGGCCACTTGCTGGAGGAACGCTTTGTCGCGCTCGCTCAAGTTCTCGGCCTCCGGCGCCTGGAGCAAGTATTCGGCCTGTTGGCCTACCGTGGGGTAGGTTTCTGTTACGCCGGCCACTTCAGGTTCATCCCCGAAATCCAGTTCGTCCTGTACCACTTGCGGTTCAGCAGGAACTGGTGCCGGTGGCTGGAGAGCTTCTCCGGCGGCTTGGTTGTCTTCGTTCGCCATGGTGCTTCAGGGATCCAGGATCAGGTGACCTTCTCCTTCGTGGGCGTCGAAGATAGATTTTTCTCCTGTTTGTCAACTTGGTCCATCATCAGCTCAGCTGAACGGAGTTGCGCCTCCATGTTGTGCTCACGCTTCTGTTCGGCCAAGTTCGCCGCCTCCATGACGCTTTCCTGATCGCTCTTGTAGCGCACGCTGTCGGCCTGGATGCCGGCCACTTGCAACTTGGTCTGTGCCTCGATCTGCGCGTTGCGCTCATCGACCTGCAGAGCGGCCTGGTCCACTTGTGCCTTGAGCTTCTCGCCACCGGCTTCCACGGTCTTCAGGGCCTGTTGGCTTTGCGCCTCCAGCTGGGCCAGCTCCTTTTCGTGTTCGGCCTGTGCTTGTTGTCCCTCCGCCGCCTTGCGCATGGCCAGCCCCTCATACTTGCTGAGCAGGTTCTCGAGCTCATGCAAGCTGTTGGTGTTGAACAGGGAGATCATCTGGCTTACCGGCATCTGCGTGGCGATGGCGCTGTTGGTGATCATGGCCAAGGCATTGTCCATCTTCTGCTCCTCTTTACCGCGATCGGGGAAGAAGCATTCGAACTTGGCGCTGCCCAGTTCACCGGCAGCGATCTTCAGGATTTTCTGGCCCTTGCGACCCACGACGAACTGACCGCGCTTGCCATTGGCCCACGCATGCGGTATCACCTGCAGAAGCATATCAACGCTCTGCTTGATCACTCGGTGCATCTTGTAGAAGATGACCTCAGTGGTCAGGTTGCTCTGAACGATCGCTTGCTTGTTGGTACCCACCTGGTCGTTCGGAGAGATCTCCCCCATACGCTGGGGCGGGATACCGATGACCCGGCCGGCGAGCGCTTCCAGCTGGGAGAGGATGCCGGCGGTCTGGGCGATGGAGTTCCCGAAAGTCAGGTCCACCGCTTGGAACTGGTTGAAATTCGATGGGCGTCCACCGGACGGCCGCGAAGAGTCGATCCAAATGATCCCTTGGCGCAAGTTGTAGATGAACTGGTCCATCTTCATGTCCTTCGGCATCTGTGCCTTGTCCATGACGAAGGCCTTGATGCCGGCCATGGCCAGCAGCAATTCCATCTGGTAGTACACCAGGTTGTACAGGATCTGGATGTCGCGCACGGCCCATACGCGGCTGTACGGACGGTTGTCCGAATCGTTGTAGGCGAAGCCCGCGTATGGCTGGTGTGATGTACCGTAGTCCTCCGGGTCACGCAACTGGATAGCGGCCTTGCCCAAGCGCACGAACGTCTTCCCGTTGATGCACACCCCGGTGTACCGGTCGTTCACGTAGACGTGCTTGATGACCTGGTTCTTGCGCGGCTTGCGATCAGCCTCATCATCGGAGATGAGTTTCAGGAACGGCTCTCCACCATGCTTGCTGGAGATTTCTTTGTAGGAGATGCGGCGCGGAGAGAGCCAAGAACAGCGTACCACCTCGATCGTGGGACTGATGGAGCTGGTGCCCGTATAAAGCGCGCCGTCGCATTCATTCCCACTGCCCATGCCCAAACTGGAGGCATCCCAATTGGTCACGTCCGTGTAACGCGTACCCACGGCATAAGCCGTATCGCACTCCAGGTCGCTCACGTCCTCCGGGCTCATGTCATCCCCGAACTCGTCCAGCACCTGCGCGGCGCTCATGTACGAGCGTTCCACGATCCAGGAACAATCGCGCAAGTGGCGCACACCGGACTCCCCGCTATGGAACAGGTCCAAGGGACTCACCCGGCGAAGGGACGGGTCCTTGCCTTCCACCAGGTCATTGAGTGCGTAGATGGCATTGTCCACCGTGTACAGGTCGCGCAAGCCTTCCACGAACTTCTCACGCAAGCCGTTCTTCTCGAAGAGGTATTCCAACCCGAGCGTGCAGACCATCTCCTTCTGCGTTTGGAAGCTGTAACTGAACTCGCGCTCCAGCGTCTCGATCTGTTCGTGCAGGATGTTCTGGTTGCGCGCGAGGGAAGCCTCCATTTGCTTCATCTGCACATCCATCATACCCATGGACATCTGCGCCACCTGGTCCTGCTGGGCCATGGCGCTCTGCTTGCTCATCTGGATGCGCTGCTGCAGGAGCATGATGCGCTGTTGCTTGGAGTCCACCTCACCGATGTACTGCTCCACGATGCGCCGGGCCATCAAATCCTGCTTTTCCTCCAGGCTGTCACCGTCCACGGCGTACACGTGCGGCTCCAGCGGGCGGCTCTCCATGGTGGAAGTGAGCATGTCGAAGTACGGCCGGATGATGGGCAGGAAGCGCACCTTGGCCGGCATACGGAGATCACCCTTGCCAGTGAGGTATTCGAAGGCTTTGGCATCCTGCCGTCCGTTGAGCAGATTGTAGCACTCCATCATGGTGCGCTGGGTGTTGCCGCCCTGCGCATCGATCATCTGGCGGATGGCCCCGATCGTGTCCTTGCACCAATCGTCGTTCTTCTTGGATTCGGCAATGAGCTGTCGTGGGAGCATGGATGTGATGTCGCTGTTCTACAAACGTATGGTTCACCAGCCACTCCGCTGGATCTCACCGCCCTGCATGACATAGGAGAGTCCGAGGAACGGCTTCTCCTCCGTACTGGTTTCCATGTTTACCACATTGTCCTGGGCATGGGTGATGGCCAGTGCCATGGCAATGGTATCGTCGCAGTTGTACGGCTTGCCGTCCGGGAGCTTGTCACGGTACTTCAGCAGCTTATTGATCACGTGACGATCGAAGATCAGGCCAGAATAGTCTTCGATGTAATCCTTGAGCTTCTGGATCCAGAAAGGCTTGGTGGCCGGGTCCACACCCCAGCGCGTTTGTGTACCAGCACTCTTCTGCAGCTGGTAGGCGATCTCCGGACGGTCCTTCAGCAAGTAAGCGAACCCCTTCTTCATGTAGTGCTCACCGATGAGCAAGTTCGAATACTCGATCAGATTCTGGCAGTGCCCGTAGAACATGCACAACTTGATGGTGTCATCATAGAACTCCTCACGCGTGCTCGGACGCTCAGTGAGCCTGGCCACGAACATGTTGGCCGACTGCTGCACGGAATGGAAGGTCTTGTAGATGTGGCACGAACCGAATGAACCGGCAGAATCCACGGTCTGGTCACGGTCGTAGCTGTCAGTGCCGGCGACATACAGGCCTTCAGGCACCTTTTTGGTGACCGGGTTGATGTATGGTGGTTC